CCATCTTTTTTAACTGATGTATAACCACATACCTTAACAATATCAGATTTATCTAATTCTGCATTTTCTTTGATTGTTTTGATTAGTTGGTTTCCAGTTAGCATAAAATAATTCCTTTTGTTACTTCTATTATAGCAAAAAAGACCCCTATTTAATACATAGAGGTCATATCTTAACATTTTATTATAAACAAGGGGGGAACCCTTAAAATGTACCTATAATGAGAGAACACAACTAGGCAAGGGTGAGCGACCCCAGTGGAAAATGCTCTTTAAGTCGAACCTCTAGTTTGTTCTCTCCCACTCATTTTACGGAGGATTTTTATGCCAAGTTGTGATGCAGAGTTACTATATCAGAAAAATCTATCCGAAAGTGTGTTAGATTGGACTGAACAGTTAGTAACAAGATTGCAAGAGGATTATGACCGTAGGTATGGTGAATCCAATGCTAATTACAAATTTGAGATACAAACTGGTCGCAAATATCACAAGATATATTGCAAGAATCAGGGTGTACATGCCTTTGTAAATAAGACAACTGGCGAGGTATTTAAACCTGCTAGTTATAAAGCACCTGCTAAACACGTTAGATATGATCTTCGCCTTATTAATGACCGTGAAAGATGTTTTTCTAACGCAGATTGGGCGGGAGGTTATCTGTATCTACGATGATTGTTAATTTAACTAAAAACGAGATTAAACATCTTGTCTACTTATTAGGTAAGGGTGATGAAGATTACCCAGAACTTAATACAAACTTGTTAAATAAATTGCAACCATTAATTGATGCTTGCACCTGTAAACTTCAAGGAGAAAACTAATGTTATTCGCAGTCAAATTGTTCGTTGGTGGTAAAGTCTTCAACGAGGAAGTACAGGCAGTTAATAGAGATAATGCAATAGATACAGCAAAAGCAAGAAATCCACACGCAAAAGTTATTGGAGTAAATCCACTTGTAAAATCTTGATTATGTTACCATTTACCTATTCACCATTCTTATCAAATTGGTCACAGACTTACTTCACTGATTTAACATTAGACCAACACATTGCTAATAATAATTGGTTTAGAAGTGTGCTCTTTATGTTAAAAGATGATGGAGTATTGTATGTACCAGTTCTTGATAAAGAGTTTGACAAATCTGGGAGGTTAATTAACA